AGCAATTGCTTTGAACAACCTACCGCTGAACATGGCGTCAGGTACTTTTCAGGGCTTCGTTGAGGGCTGGTCATTCCAGGCGTCATACAACCAACTTTCGGTGACATTGTTGCTTTCCCCATTGGCGTATTCGTTGCAGGCAATGCGTTGGAACGACGTACCGATCACCGAAACATGGGCAAGCGTGTCGCCGACTTTGGACTGGGCACATGCCACAATAGTGGCGTAGAAAAGGAGAAACACAAGTGGCAAACCCAACAACGAATTATGGTTTTGTTCTTCCAACGTCAAGTGACCTGGTCACGGACTTACCAGCCGATTTTGACGTGGCATTGCAAGGCGTAGACACACGACTGAAGGCATTGCAACCAGGCACGACGCTTGGCGATCTTGCTTATTCGTCAGCAACTGCCAACACAAACACCCGTTTGGGCATTGGTTCGACCGGCAATGTCTTGACAGTTTCAGGTGGTGTACCAGTCTGGGCTGCGCCCGCAGGTGGTGGCAAATTGTTGCAGGTCGTTTCAGCAGTCACAACAACGCCAACAAGCATTGCAACCACGACATTAACTGACACGACTATAACCGCAACAATCACACCAACATTATCAACATCAAAAATTTTGATCATTGCAAGCGTGAACCAGTGGCTTGATCGTGGGGCTGGAATTCAGCTAGCCAATGGCAGATTGTTACGCGGTGCAACAACTATTGCGGATTATAAAAGCGGTTATTTTGGTGGAGTTAGTACAACAGGAAGTGGCGTATCTCTTGGCGACATTCATGGAATCACTTATTTGGATTCTCCAGCAACGACATCAGCGACAACATACAAAATTCAGGCTGCGCCTGTTTATACCGCTAACGGCGGAACGGCGAATTTTCAGTTAGATAATGTTCCATCAACAATCACACTTTTAGAAATAGGTGCATAAATGGCTACATCATTTCAGGTTTTGGGAATGTTGATTCCTAATGGCGGTTATGTCCAAACAGGTACTGAATACGAAGGTATTGAGTTTATCGATTGCGAACCAATCACAAAAAAGCAATACACAGACGGGTTTGCACAATTTGACGCATGGCAAGCACAACAAGAAGCAGACAAAGCAGCGGCGAAAGCAGCAGCACAGGCAAAATTGTCTGCACTTGGTTTAACAAGTGACGATTTGAAGGCTTTGGGCTTGTGAGCATTTATCCACAAGGCACAAATGCCAGGTTGATCGAAGTTGCCGCAGCTGAAGTCGGCACGGTCGAAGAAGGCGACAACCTGACAAAATACGGCAAATTTACAAAGGCAGACGGTTTGCCTTGGTGCGGAAGTTTCGTCAATTGGGTTTGCCACATGGCTGGCGTAAAGATTCATTCAGTCGTTGGCACTGCACAAGGCGCACATAAATTCAAAGAAATTCAACGCTGGTCAGGTATGCCACAACTGGGCTACCTGGCATTCATGGACTTCCCACATGACGGCGTCGATCGAATTAGCCACATTGGAATTGTGGTTGGGCTAATTGATTCAAAGACATGTTTGACAATCGAAGGAAACACCAGCGGGACAGGCGACCAACGCAATGGCGGCATGGTAATGGTGAAGGTTCGTTCATACGGTGAGGGCAAGGAAATTGTCGGTTTCGGCATTCCAAAGTTCGTGCCGTATAAGGGCGAATTTCCAAAGATCGAAATACCTACAACGGCAGCGAAGCCGAAGAAAGAGGCAAAAAAATGGTCGAAGCCAAAGCAATAGCAGCTTCGTGGGCGCGTTCATTTATGGCGGCAGCACTTGCCCTATACATGGCGGGCGTTACTGACCCAAAAACTTTAGCAATGGGCGGCGTTGCAGCCGTTGCACCAGTGATTTTACGCTGGCTTAACCCAAACGACAAAGCCTTCGGTTCTACGGGGAAGTGAACCGACGATTCGCAGCGGCTGGGTTGGTTTGGGCACTTGCACTAACCCAGTCCGCTTGCGGGTATCAAGGGTGGATTCGTTATGAATGCCAAGAATACGACAACTGGTCGAAACCAGAATGCCAGCCGCCGCAATGCGTCCCGACTGGAACATGCACTGACGACATACTTGGAATTGAATCGGGACAAACCAGCCCGTCGCAAAACCCCTGAAGAAATCCATGCGCAGCTGATTTTGATAATTGGCACGACGCTGGCAATGGTATTTTTGATTGTGACCATTGGAATCACTTATGCGCTTATTTTTGTGACCCAGCCAATCGGGGCACAAGCACCCAACGACGCAGCCTTTATTGATCTATTGAAAACACTGGCAATTTTTTTGACTGGTTCATTGGGCGGCGTCCTTGCTGGCAATGGACTGAAATCCAAGCCAAAGCCGTTAGACACGCCGACAAACACGCAAGGTTCTTGACCGCGCGCCACTCATGCGTCACCCTGAGTTCAGGTGGTAGTCCTACCGCCAAGAATCGGGAGAATTCAAAATGGTTGTTGATTTATTAGACCCGCAGACATTGGGTCGTTTGGTGCTGGTGATCATTCTTATGGTCATTTCAGCCGCTGCGGGATACGCAAAAGGCTTCAAAGAAGGCAAGCGTGAAGGCATTGCACGCCGTAAGGCAATGGTTCGCCACATAGCCAACAAGGCGGTGAAGTAATGGGGTTCCTGGATAACTACGAGGCTTCACGCGAAAGACTTGAACGCTGGTTGGAAAACTTTCCGCTTGGACGCATTGAAACCCGAATTGTGGAATTCAGTGCTGAAAAGGGTTATGTGTTGGTCGAGGCAAAAGCGTTTCGAAATCATGACGACACATTGCCAGCAGGCATTGATTATGCGCACGGCTACGTTGGGGCATACCAGCAAAACATGAAACGCTGGTTTGTCGAGGACACAGTCACGAGTGCGATTATGCGCGTTCAGCAATTGGTTATGGGCGGTGCGGAACGAAGCACCAAAGAGATCATGGAACAGGTCGAACGCACACCCGCCAAAGTCGCAAACGCTGAGAAGGATTATGACTATTGGACGACAAAGTTTGGTGACGTGCCAAGTTACAAAACGGCAGCTGAAGCCGAGCAGTCTGGCATTCCTTCACTTGGGTCATCAATGGACGAAATTGCCAAGCAACTAGGCGGCGAATTAGTACAAGAAGCACCGCAGTGCAACCACGGGCACATGATCTGGAAACAATCACATGAAGGCGCACCGAAGTCATGGGGCGGATACTTTTGCACCGAGCGCACAAAAGCAACCCAATGCACGCCGCGTTGGTATGTCTTGCGTTCAACTGGAAAATGGGAGCCACAGTTATGAGCGATTTTATCGAGATCATTTATCCGCAGACCATGACCGCCAAACTTATGGAAAACGGTGAAGTCATTGCTGAATACAAAGTCGAGCAATGCGACAAATGTTCAATGCTGACCAAGTTTGACGCCTTTGGTTACCAAAAGGGGTATGACCGCAATGAGAAAATAATCTGGTTTTGTGCGGGTTGCAGATGAAAATGCAATTGACCAGGCAAGAAGAATTTACATGCCACAAAGCAGCATTGGAATTGGCAAGAGATAACAACGATTATTGGCAAACCCGTGAGGGTGGCTATTCAATGGACAAATGTTTGCATGACTTAATTGCCCAAGACGCGCAAAGCATTGGCAGTGAGTGGGTTGTCGCAAAGTATCTTAATTTGCCTTTTAACCCATTTGAACAAAAGGGAAAAGTCAAAGCCGACGTGGGCAGTCATTTTGAAGTTCGCTGGACTAAGTACGTTGCCGGGCATTTAGTCGTTCACGAGTACGACCGACCTAGTGACGTTGCGATTCTCGTAACTGGTGAATCTCCAAACTATTTCATTGCGGGTTGGATTCCCATTGCAATGGCAAAACGTCCCAAGTACCGTCACACAAAGCAACCTAATTGGTGGGTGACACAAATTAACTTGCAGCCAATTGAGAATTTACGGAGAAGCAATTATGGACACAGTGCAGTTTGAATGCAGAAAATGCAAAAAGATCACAAAGCAGCTGATTCACAGGATTACCGACAACCTTCCCGAAGGTGTGGAAGTGATTCAATGCACCAAGTGCGAAGTCATGGGGGTTGCGCAGATAAGGAATTCCAATGCCAATCTATGAGTTTGAATGCACGGTGTGCAAAATCCGTGTTGAGGTGGATAAGTCAATCCACGACGAAAACCAGCCAATTTGCTGCGGGACAAACATGAGCCGACGCTACTCAACCTTTGGCATTTCATTCAAGGGCGACGGCTGGGGACATCAATGAAGATTTTGAACCTTTATGCTGGAATTGGTGGAAATCGCAAGTTATGGGGCGACGAACACCAAATCACTGCGGTTGAATACGACGCAGACATTGCCAAAGTTTATGCAGATCACTTTCCAAATGACACGGTGATCGTTGCTGACGCACATCAATACTTGCTTGACCATAGGCATGAATTTGACTTTATTTGGACTTCACCGCCATGCCAATCACATAGCAGCTTCAGGCAAAACATTGGGGTTCGTTATCGTGGTGTGAAACCGATCTACCTGGACGCGAAACTATGGCAGGAAATTGTGTTTCTTCAATACAACTTCGCAGGCAAATGGGTCGTGGAAAATGTCAAGCCGTACTATCCGCCATTCATACCGCCTACGGCTGACCTTCAACGTCATTACTTTTGGGCTAATTTCGACATTCCACAAGCCGACATTGAAAAGGACAACCTAAGAGCTGCGCAGATTCCACAATTGCAGGCATTGCACGGTTACAACCTAGACGGCTACAAACTGCCCAACAAACGCCAGGTGTTACGTAATTGCGTACTTCCTGCGCTTGGAAAACATGTATTTGAACAGGTGAGCAAATGAAAAGTTATCCACAGAAGTTATACACAGGTGCAAAAACCTTGTGGGACACGCCCAAGACCATGCGTAAGTTATTCATTTGCTTGACAGGCGCGGTACGATCTAATCGCTTGAAGCGCGCCGCTGAGGCGGTGAGCGCGCGAGGGCGAATCGATCTAATGGGCAAGGTCTTTGCCTTTACGGCAATGCTTTCAACAATGAGCATTCCAGCAGCTGAATCAGCAAACTATTCAATAGATC